GAGATCCTGAGATGTCTCGTGGGCTCGGAGATGTGTATAAGAGACAGATCCTGCATAGATGCGAAAAATATTATCAATGCACATCAATGCACAGTTTCCTACTATCTGATTTGCAGCGATTTATGTTGCATAGATATGTGTAGAAAATTGTGCGTTTATGTTACAAATCAGTCAAAATTGGCTGAAAATGTCACGTGAATGCTGTTTTTAGGATTTCTGTTGGTTACGGTAGTCAGAATCTTAGGTTTCCCAATCCGGAAGAACAGGAACCGTTTTTGCTTGATATGGTTGATTACAGCTAGTGAGTCAACTGACGAATTGTTAATTTCTGTAGAATCCGGTGACACTTTCCCTTCTATTCTGTTCCATCCGTCATAGTATTCGAATCGATAGATACCTGGAATTGTATCCCGGATAGTCTTGGTAACAGTACGAATCTCCAGTTTGGTTTCCACGGTGTGTGCTGACTTGACATCCCGTAGCTTTATCTTTAGATCCTTCACGGTTTCCTGCAAGTCCGAGTTGAACAGTTCCAGCTCCGACTTCTTCAAGGACAGCGAGCGTATCTGCTCAGCAAACTGTCCTTTTTCCGTTCTGTACTGCGTAGCCTCGATGTTCAAGGCTTCGATGTTATTCTGTTTACGGTCCAACTCGACCTTCTGTCTCTTTACCTTATTAAAAAGGAAGCCCACTGCTATTACTAGCAGCAGGCATGCGATAATCAAATACTTTCTCATGGTGTGATTATTACGTCCTTCTTCAGCAGCCCGTACTCGCTTCTCACATCGAAGCAGGGGCATGCCTTAATATACTCTGCTGGTTCTACTTCCCCATTATCATTCAAGTCCGGAGACGTATCCCGATGCCCCAGCAACTCGACAATCGGATACCTGCTGCAGATGTCATTAATCAGATCGATCAGAGACTTTTTCTGAGCGTCGGTCCGGGTGTCCTTCGCCTTACCGTTCTTGTCCAGCCCGCCTACGTAGCAGATACCAATGGAATGACGGTTGTATGACTGTCGGCTGAAGCCTTTGGTGTTACAATGCGCGCCTATGGCGGTTTCCTCTCTCCCTTTTTCGACCGATCCGTCAAGCCGGATAACGTAGTGATACCCGATCTTATTGAAACCGCGCTGCTTGTGCATCGAGTCGATCTCTTTAACTCCGATGTCCTGCCCTTCCCGTGTAGCACTACAATGAATGATGATCGCATCGGGCTTATTGCTGTTGTTTACCATCTTTAGTCTCCTCTCTTCGGTTCTCATCGATGTTAAAATTTCTGAAGTAACTCTCTATTTTCCCACGAACGTAGATACTTATGCCGAAGATTGATCCAGCCCAAATCAAGCATTGCGCAAAATACCACAGCACTGATTCATGGATGGAACTGTCATCGGACCTAAAGAAGCCCAGGTAGCACAGTACAACTCCCGAAACCAGCATTCCGATAGCTGTAAGTATCTGCAGGTCTTCTTTCATTCCTCTTTTCATACAATATGTGTTAGTTGATAAAACATATGCGGTACTTTTGAGGCTTGCAGCACTCGTTTTCCTGTGGTTTTATAGATTCTTTGTACTTTTCGTAAACGGTGTGGAAGTCCTCTAAAAATGCATCCGCTTTTCCCTTTTCTGCTTCATATCGTCTACTTTTTGAGTTGTCCGGAACAATCACCGATGCCGAGTATCCGGGAATCTTGAATCCCGTGGACGTGCTTTTCTGATCAGCATCCTTGACGTATCGTGCAAAGGCATAATAACACAGGATCGTGGACAATGGAACAATCTCGTAAGACTCCTCACCCACGTCAACAGTGAGCGAATAGGCATCATCAGAAGTAGACGAATCCGGGATGTCTCCGCCATCCAAGCCTCCGCCAAACGAGGCGGGAACCTTGATAAAGGTGTCACCGCATAGACCCTGCTTGATGTCGAGCTTATCGGCTTCTTGGATGACCTTGTTGATCTCGGAGTCCTTGACATCAGCAGCGATGTTAAAGATGTCCCGGAATTTCTTGATCACGTTTGCAAAGTTAGCCATATTGATTAAACATTAGGTATTGTAGCCGTTTTAGTTTCCTCGAGTTCGTTTCGGATTTCGCAGAATTCCTTCGGAACATCGAAAACTCTAGCTAGCTCACGGCTTATCTTGTTACGTAATTTAACTGTCGATCTACGGTAGACCTTCTGCATCTCGCGCACCACCTCTCCGGAGGCATTTGAGAACGAAATGAGCGATGAGTCTACGAGCGGGATCGGAATGTTGTAAGCCTGTGAAGCGATATCCTTCTTCAATGGTTCGCAATATGCCTTGTACAAGTTGGAATCGATCGGTGTGCCCAAGTCATCCACCTTGATAAATGGACGGGATTGCGGGATCATCGTGTTGTCATCACGGACCATCACTACAGCTCCTGCACCTTCAGCACCCATGATATCACGCATGCCCTTGACAAAGTCATCCTGTTCCTTCTCGTCAGTAAAGTCACCGTGGGATACTATCTTGCACATGTGGAATCCTCGTGTAAGCGTGCGTTCCACGTAGGTGGAATTCATTGCTTCGGCCTGCATCTCGGATTGTACAGCGTGGAACGGAGAAATCGGATAGGGCTTGGTGGTGCAGAAGTTCATGTACAGCAACTGACCTGGATGGTTTTCGATGCCACCGTAAAACTCGCATTCACTGGCGAAGTTGTCCGGGTCGAATGCCGGATAAGTCACCGATGTTTTCTCAAGAGTCGTGCTTTTGATATTCTGCCTTTCCCAGTTGTTGAAAACCACGTACTTGTGGATAACGGGATTAGTCAGATAGTCCTTGTTCAGCCCCGCACGAACATATTCAAAAGGAACATGGTAGACAGCCTTCGGACGGTAATCGCCTCCGTATTGGACGATAAGCGCAGCACCCCGGAATCTTGCGATGTCGTATGCTATGGAGTTCAGTATATCGTTCAATGTGTCCCCATAGGCATTCTCAAGATTGGCGAATTCATCATGCAGGAAACCTTCGCATTCGATTGCTTCCGACAATCTTTCGGTGCTTAGAGCGGCTGTTTTGCTCGCATAGATGAGTTCGGATATAATTTGGGGATACAGGTTTCCTTCCCCGTATCCCACAACCTTCTCATTCGTGCGTGCGCTCGTCTTTAAAGCCCTGTCTATTACTACATTTACTTTTTTATGCGCTATCATCGCTAAATGGTTTGATTACTTTTCTTCGTTCAGTTCTTTCTCAAGATCCTCAAGCACCTTGTCATCTTCGGGAGCAGCAGGTGTTTCCTCCTTCGGAGATTCCTCTTCCTTCGGAGTATCCTCAGTTTCCGGGATCACCGTCGGTGTGTCTTCCGCACCTTCCTCCTCGGTTTCTGCGCCTTCTTCCTCGGTTTCTGCGCCTTCTTCCTCGATTTCCGGGATTACTGTAGGAGTATCCTCAACTACGCTCTGACCAGGTAGCACGAATTCGCCAAGGTCTTCGAAATAATTGATGTATTCCCTGTTCTCGCGCATCAATCGGGCTGCGATCGCGTCGGTACAGTTGAATGCGCGGTAAACGATGCCGTCTCCTACATGATTGATCGACATCCCCGGCTTCATGACGTAACGGGCATGCACACCGTTGATGTAGTGTTCCCTGTACCAGCGTTCCGCATAAGCGCGGTCCATGTGGCATACAGGATCGAGTTTCAGATGAGTCATCCGCACGCACAGTTTCAGCATCTCTACGCTGTCCGTTAACTGTACCAATTCTCTCATCGGTTGGATATCTTTAGTTTTTCTCTTAGCCATGTTGATTATTACTTTTTAAGATTGTTGTACTGCTCCGCAGTGATGATGTAGCGATAGTCGCCACAAGAACCATCCGGAGTCTTAAGAGTCGCGGTTGTAACACCGTCTGTTGCGCTGTCAGTTACCATATCGGAAACCTCCATAGGTGAATGTGCCCCTAACAGATAGTATTGGTTGGTCTTGGTTCTGACCGCCAGCAAGAACGATCCGGACAGCAAACCGTTGATATATGTCACAACGGGAAGTGCAGAAAGCAACTTGATGTTTGCCGTGATTTCCAACATCGTAGGAGCGTTATCATTCTGACGAGCAGCCTCAGTAATCTGTACGGAGTTCTTCACGCATTGGATAGTGTAGCCACGGGTCCCGTCCTCCAAGGTGATGGTGACTGTTCCCGCTGTCGGGGAAGCCGCGATACTTGACACATCCGCGTGGTTGATGATCACAGCCTCTTCTACGCCCGATATCCCGGATATCCAACCAGGATTGTTACAGTTGAAGCCTAGATCACTAGATATTTTCTTGATACATGCCATGATTATCCCGCTTTAGCAATTAATGTATTCCATGTAGATTCCGTAATGGTCGCTCTAGCCTCTCCAAGAACATTTTCCGGAGTCGAGATGGTGATGGTTGTGAAGCCACCATTTTCGTTAGCTGATTCTTCCAGCGCGGAAACCTCCAAGCCGTGATTGCAACCGAAGATACGGTAAACACCGTTTTCGATCATCTTGGCTACAGCTACAAGTCGTGAGTTGATGATCGTGTTGACAAAGTCAGCCTCCACCTTAGACTTCTTGTAGACTGTAAAGTTTACGGATTGTTCCAGCGCATTAGGCGCATTCTCATTGGATCTTACCGCCTCAGTAGCGTTAGCACCTTTTCGGATCGATGCCACACGAACAGGCTTTCCGGTAGATATCAGAGTTACTGTAGCCTCTCCTTTGTTGATAGCTACTGATTGTACATCCGAGTAGTTGATCAGCATAAGATCAGCAATGCCGACCGCACCGCCTAAGCAGTCATAGGTGATAGCACCTGCAATATTACTTATACATCCCATATCAGCCTCCTACTTTATTAGCGTTAAGATAATTCCACACAGTCGTATTGGCTACGGCTACGGCATCTCCTCTGCCTCCGTCCGGAGTCTTGAGAGCGACGGTAGCGAAGCCGCCATTAGCCGAGGTATCTGAGTCAGCCGCAGAAGCCTCCAATCCGGCAAGAGCACCAGCTACCTTGATCGTACCACCGTCTTTCAGCTTTCCAAAAGCGACAAAGTTTCCATTCAGAAGAGACTCAACGATGCGCGCACCGTCTTTTGTCTTATCGTAGACAGTAACTGTCACTGTCTGCTCCATCCCGTTGGCTGCGTCTGATGTGCGGATCGCCTCGGTGATCTTAGCGCTGTTCTTGTAGCAGTCGACCGCGTAAGCCTTCATTCCCGAGTTAAGAGTTAGGACAGTTACTTCGTTATCGGTGATGGTGATGGTCTTGATGTCAATTTTGTTTACGAGGAGAAGCTCGGACAAACCGATAGCTCCTCCTGCGCAGCCGAAAACGATAGCCTTATTCAGTTTTGTTAAACATGCCATTGTTTTCAGATTTTAAATGTCTAGGGCTTTTTTTGTAGCCAACTTAAGGATTTTCGGAACAGCCACCATTACGTCAGCAGCAAAGACAGTAGTAGAGTAGTACTTACGTGTCTGAGCGTCCTGCAGGAACGGTTTGATGTTGACATTGCTGTCCTCCAAGACAATCTGGATGTTCGTTTTCGGAGTAAACGCAATGAACGCGTCGATCTTGGTTTTATCAGCGAGCATAGATGCCGATACATGCGGCAGTTCGTTGATCTTGTATCCTTCCAGGTAATACTCCGGTTTACCGTCCATCATGATCATCTGAGCGATGTGGTTGTCTTTCTGTTGTGTGAAATCCTTGAAGATACGCATCACGTTAGATGTAACGAAGAACTCAGAGTTTTCCAATTGATCCGGACGTTGGGTGTCGATCAACTTCTTCATTGTACGGACAACTCCCGTAGTGTCGTTAGTGTCAAGAGTCAAGGTGAGGATATTCTCCGAGCTGGCTTCCATCTGTTTCAAGAAACCACCATTCTTGAAGATGTTGTAGGATTCTTCAGCATCTTTTTCACCGTCCAGCCAAGCCAAACGCAGCAAGTCAGCTTCCAGCACTTTCAGAACTTCCGATGCCATGAAGCCCGCCAATTCAGTTTCGCTGAAGTCGTCAGACAAGTGGATGCCTTTAGCCACCATCTTGCCCCACAAGTCTTGCAAGCAAACCACGATAGGCAATTCGACAGGCTGGAATTCGTAGTACTTCACCTTGTCATCCATCTCTGTGTATTCGTACTTGTCGTCGCAGCCCTTAGACTTGCGCAATGCCTTGTCTTTGGCAGTGAAAGTCACGATAGGAGTCTTGTTGTCGATACCAGCGAGAACCGTTGCGCCTCTCTGCATCTCTCCTACCAATCCGACAGTCAACGAGATGATCTCGGAGAGACTGCCCATGTTAAGTTTATTCAAGTCGGTAAATGTCATAGTCGTATAAGTTGTTAGATGTTAAGTTATTACTTCTTTGCGCAGTATCTCTGCATAGCTTCGTAGGCAGCTCTGCGTCTGTCCTCCTTAGACAACTGTGTCTTGTCATTCGGAGACTGTTTAGACTTGCTAGCGTCATTGCGTTCCTGTTGAGCAGGAGTCTTTGTCTGACGTGACAGCATTGTCTTGATCTCACCCAATGACTGTTCAACAGCCTGCAGGCGCTTCGAGAATTCGTCCGGAGTCTTAGACACTTCTTCCTCAGCTTTCACCTCTTCGGTGTATTCCTTGAATTCAGCGATCTTTCCGTCTTTGATCACGAGGATTAGTTTTCCTTCTTCGCCAAGATCAACGATTACTTCGCCATCTTCGACAGGTGAACCGTCCTCTTTTACTACTTCATCACCAACCGCAGCTTCTTCTCCGCTTGCCTTGATGGTGATCTTTTCACCGTTTACTGTGCTCACAATCTGGTCAGCCAGCTTGGTTTCTTCCTCTTTCTTCTCGTCTTTTGCTTTTTCCTCGGCAAACTTTGAGAAAAGGCTTGTAAAAAATCCCATAGATTTACGATTTTGATTGTTATTATTACTAAATAAAGAACTCGTTGCTGCCGGAAGACCTACAAGGTCACAAGTAATAAGGTCAACGAACTCGGATACGTCCCACGTCCCGTCTTTCTCGTTCCAAACCTTATAATCCACATCGTAGACAGACACTCCGAGCATCTCCGGTTCCTTCTCAATTAGACCTGTCATAAACTTCACATCGTCCGGGTACGCTTCCGACGCAGCCTCGGAGATGGTAAGGTCTGCATACACTACACCGTCCTCTTCCACGAAGTTGGAGAAACTTCCGATGTAGTTATCCAGCATATCTAGTCCGTTGTGTGTCTTACGAGCATGGATGGGTCTAGCATTCCCTAGCGCTACCAATGACGCGAGAGACTCGGGGAGGATGACAGTCTTCCCTTCCGTCCATTCACCATTAACGTAGTCGCCCCAGTAGTTAGTGGTAGGTCCTGCTTCTATTATTCTTAATCTTTTGAAAACCATAGTTGTTCCTAATTAATTGCAAAGGTATCTATTTACTTAGTTAATTTCTAAAACTCCCGTTTCAATTTGTCGCGGAGTCTATTACCAGCGTACGTCCCTGCTGAACATCGGTGATGTCTTGTACAGATACTACCGGATTCGGGGCATTCTGAACACCGTCCACGAAAGCAAGCGCAATGGCTGCGATCGTCTTGGGTGACAGGTCAACATCCTTCTTGACAGCCTTGTTAAGATTAGTCAGTGACTGCGCGCTAAGCACATCGAATCCGCCACCATCGGCATACTTGTAAACGTTCGATCCACCGAATGACCGTCCACCGTACTGCATGTTCAGCGCAGACAGCGCGTTGATGGCACTGGATGCCTTGCGATTGAGGATGTACATGTTTTCCCCGCCTTCGGCTTCGAAACGCTGACCGTTCGATCCGACAAAAGTCACGCCACCCTGCGAATGGGAAGGCCCGAATATCTGACCACCCTTGGCGTACTTGCGGACACTGGTGTTGGTCTTCGGAACATCCTCTTTTACCTTAGCGATAGAGGCTACCTGCTTCAATCCGGCTGCGATAACGATCGCTGCCTGTGCAACGCCCCATATACCGCCCTGCGCAATAGCCTTGGAAGCACCGAGATATGTATTGATCGTAGCCTGTGCCAGCGCAAACACCTTTCCTGCTGCCGATTCCTGCCCCATGATATTAGAGATTTGCCCGGCAATATCAGCGGTCATCTGTAACTTGGCGTTGACTAGCTCTTTCTCACGTTTCTCGCGAATCTGAGCGTACTTGGCTTCGATCAGCGTCACGTCAGCACCGACCTTCTCGGCTGCGGCAACTTCCATCTGATACTGCTGCTCAAGACGGAGAGTCTCGCGTTCAAAGTCGCTGGTGATGTTCTCTTCCTCGATGGCACGCTGGTTCTCCAGATCCATCGCTTTCGCTTCTTTACGTTTCGCCTCCTCCTCGGCTTCGATGGCAGCTACCTTCTCTTGAAACGCCACCTGCTGTTCGTATCGGATGTTGTCGAATTCAGCCTGTGTGATCAGACCCTGTTCCAGTCGGTAGCGTTCCTTCTCTAGAATTGCCTGGTTCAGTTCGTTCTGATCCTCTAGGGATTTCCGTTTGTCCACGATACCGATGTTTCGCTCCCGTATCCGCAACTGTAATTCCGTTATACCCGTTTCGTAGCTTTTCAGAACCTCCTGCTGAACTCTCTTCGCGGTCTCCGCTGCCTTTTTGTCGGCATCTTCCTTCGCTTTCTTGGCTTTTTCAGCAGCTTCCTTTTGTGCTTTCGCGTAGTCTTCAGCGCGTTTCTTGTCGGCAGCAGCGGCATTAGCCCTTTCGGTGTTCTCGAAACCGGAACGCTGACCTATCAGCTCACGTCTCTGCGCCTCGTATTCAGCCTGCTTCTGCTCCAATGCAGCCAACGCTTCCACTTCCTTACGTCTATCCTCGTCGGATGTGTAAGAAAGGGCATTCTGTGCCTTGATCTGCTCGTATTTAGCCCGCAAAACACCGAGTTCTGCCTCTTCCATCTGTCGCAGAATCTCAACACCACGGTCTGCAGCCTCGGTACGTTCCTGCAGACTCTTTGTCTGCTCGGCTACGATGGTCTTCATCTTCTCCAATTCCCTGCGTTGGCGGGCGAGGACCAGCACATTGTCAGTCTCGGCATTATAGATATCCCGTTCTACCTGCGCCATTCCTCTAGCCGTTTCGATAGACTTGACGGTTTCGTCCGATATCAGACCCAGCCAATTGTAAACCTTGATATAAGCCTCCGCCAGCCATTCAAAAACCTTTACGATCTCAGCGAACAGAGCAGCCACAGCATCCAGCACCTTCGTGATGATCAGTTCGATGGGCGCAAGGATCGTCTTCACTGACACCGCTAACTCGTTGTTACGGTCCATCAGTTTGCCGATAGCCGAGATGACTGCGAGGATAGCCGATGCGATGGCTACGAACGGATTCGCCATGAGCGCTGCATTGAACGCCTTGATGGATGCGATGCCCCCGGTCATCCCCTTGATCATCTGTCCGGTTGCTCCGGTCATGCCGCCAAGATTGGCGGTGGCGGCTTCGATATCCTCAGCATAGTTACCCACGTTTCTTCGTGTGTCTCCTACCCCTTTTTCCAACTCCTTCAGCCTGTCGGAAATCTCCTTGGTCTGAGCGACCATCTGTTTCCCCGACTCGGTATTGGTGCGCTGCTCTACCGACATCTTGTTCAGCGCCTTCGTGTTAAGAGCTAGCTGCGCCCGCAACGTCTCGACGCTTTCCGCCTCAGAGTTTACGATGGTGGTATGTGCCTTGATCTGCGCGGCATTCTCCGATGTGGCTATCTTGTTGTTGTTCAACTGCTTGGTCAGTGCGATGATCGCCTTCTCTGATTTCTCTGACTGCTTCTCGAATGCCGTCTGATCCAGCAGGTTGTCCTTGTAGTTCTGACGGATTCCGGCAAGAGCGAGCTTCTCCGCGTTGATCTGCTTTACTAGCTGCTTCTTCTCGTCTGATAGTTCGAGAGACTTCTTGATTAGCGCATCCAAACCGTCTACGGCTTCAGCCGTGTTGAACGATAGGTCTAATAGTGTAACGTCTTCTGCCATTATTTCTGTCTCAATAGATTAATTTTAGTCAATTTTACCTTACATTCCTGCGTGGAAAGGTTGTAATCCGTGATCGACCGGATGTAGAAGAATGCATTCAACTGCTTGAACCACACCACACCGTTCTCCTTGTACTTGTTTTCGATGTAGTAGTAAGGTATCTTAGCCTTGATTGTCACGTCCAATGCGTCCGAAAACAGCCCGTAGTACTTCTGTAGTGACTGCGTGTAATTGATCGACTTGAAGTATTCTACCCAGGTAGACCCCGAACCGATCGATCCTTTGCGGATGGCGAATCTGGGGTACGTACCGTCTTGAGGATATGGGACATTGGATTCCACGATGTCGCCCTTAGCCGTGAATGAAGCCTTGGAAACCTGCAGACTCTTGAAGTAGTCACCGATCTTGAACACTGCGGTGTTCGGGAAGCCTTCGGAATCCTCGATCTTGTCGGTTGACAGGTAAAAGTCAGACCAATCCTGTCGGGAATCATTGAAGGTTATCGGACCATTCTGAGCCACGTTGCGCGCCTCGTCAGCAATCAGCTTGTACACGTTGACATTGACGTTCGTGTTTCCGTTGACATCCTCAGTAAGTGTAAACTTCCACCCCCATTGGAATATCTTACAGATATCGGTTAGATACGTTATGGCATCCGATACTCCGCAGTTTCCAAACTCTTGTGTAAGTCCTGCGGTATTCTGAAGCGATGTTATTTTTCCGGACAGGTTTACGGCTTCATCCGGTGACATGAAGGATGGAGGCAGCGCATTCAACTTATTGTAGTTATTGATGTCACGGCTGATGTAGAATCCGTAGAAGTTGCGGATCGGTATATTCATCGTAGTAGATACGTACTTGTAACGGACCTGCGTGATGTCGTTCTGTTCACCGTCCTTTTGGAAGATAGCTACCGTCTGATTATTGTACACCGCCTTTAGAACCACATAGTTCAGCACCGTGCCTACTTTGGACATGTCCAACGTGATGTATGCGTTGTTGTCCATAGTGACCACAGCTACCGTTGATTCTGTCACGCCACCCGGTGCTGTCATGGCTGTCCGGGTATCGTACTCCTTGATATCCAGGGCATTGCCTCTGAAGTATTTCGTACCGTCGTCCGTCTCTGAGGCATATCGCCAAAACACGGTAACTGACTTGCCTACAAGCAGATCAGTGATGCCTATCTGACCCTTGTTCTCGATGATCAGACCCGGCACGTAACCTCCGTAGTCGATAGCGGGGAATGTCACGGGATTAACGGTTCCCAACGCTTGCTTGATCAGATCGCTAGCTCGGAAGAACCGGGTATTACCCACATTCGAGTCAATGAGAGTAGCCTCCACGACTTCTTTGGGCAACTGCGACATCTTAAGATCCGACTGAGACAGCGCAATGCTGTAACTCTCCTCATCGCAGGTTACCTTAGCCCTGAACCGCTTGTTGATCGCTATCCCACCTAGGTAGATCTTAGCCTCGTACTTCGTATCACGCATCACGTAGCCGAAATTGCGCATCTGATAGAAGATACCGTCGTTGACCTGGTTTCTCGGGGCTTTGATGTTGGCTGAGTAAGTACGGGTAGATTCCCCAAACGAGTAGGGAGATGACGCATTGATGGAGAGTTTGACCTCCGTCTTAGTCAAGCCATCCAGGAATGTGCCGTTTATCTGAATCTTTACGTCCATATCAGTATTGGAATTTTAATGTTGCGGTTTTTGCCAAGCCCGATGCCGTATACTTGATCCCTGTAGTCGAGGAGCAGCGCATCTTGGTATCCCATTGTACACCGTCCAAGCCCCGCACCGTCACGTCCGGAGACGTTGACAGGACGTCAAGGGCGAACTTGTTAGCCTCAGTCAGCTCGAATACGCAGGTCAATTCCCGCTTGGTTACTGTGCCACCGTCCAAGCCCTGTGTGATCGTAGGCTGCGTGCTCCAATTATAGCAGGAGATCGCATCGTAGGACCCGTAAGAGTTCAGCCATCGAAGAGTAATAGCCCCGCATGCGGTTGTTTCTTCCGGGTAGAACTTGGCTGCTACGATATCGGACCCTTTCTTTATCGTAACCTTCCGGTATTGACATGCATCCGCGATCATGTCTCCCTGCAAATATGTGAACTCTTCTTTACCCCCATCCTGGTATATGGCTTCTACGGTATAACTGTAGCCGGGGTCAACGGAGTCGATGTAGAAATCGTCATCCAGCGTATGTGCTAACGGTGCTCTGCGTCCCAATTCATCCCGAAAGTCCGTGTCGGTTTTAGTTACCCGATTTTTGTTGTTCGGGCTGGCTAGGTTCATGATCGGCATCCGGAATTTCTGAGTCTTCGCATCAGCAGTCAAGTTAGCCCTGTGAGTTACCACCAGCTCCACTGTGTAATGGCTTATCCGTTTATTGAATGCAGGGATGAGCGGGTGGAAGTAGGATGCCAGGTCTATCTCGATGCCGTTGACAGGTTCCAGGTTAGCCACGTAGAACGAGTCCAGGGATGACCGGCATTGCACATAGAAGTACACTATGATGTCCGTGGGCAGGTCTGTAACGACCATCTTCAACGGGATGTTATTCCATATAGTCATGCATCCCGGGTAGGTGTACGTTTGACCGTCCGTGATCTTCACGTTAATATTAGCTCGTGATACTGCTACTCTCATTGCGTTAATATTGTTAGAATTTTTGCTTTAATGATCCTGTTTATATCCAGCGTCAGCCGCTTCACCCTTTCGGGATTGATGATGTCGGAGACCACCCCGCCACCATTGTACCTGTTGGGAACCTTGATGCCGTCCCGCTTGATTACGTAGGCGATGGCGTATGCCGCCTCTTCCGGGATGTCCGTTCCGGCTGTCCGGTTCTTGTCTTTGATCCACTGTCTAATAGCAGAAACGGGAGGAAAACTCCCAGCCTTCCTCCCTTTTTCCATCTGGATAACGTGCTTCGGTGATGTCAGTTTTATGGAGTCACCTTTTTCGTGCAGAGTAAGATTCCTGCCGAAGTCTCCGGAGGCTACCAAGCCTTTGGACACGTAGTTATCGAATATTTCCTTTCTCAACTGCTCAACAACCGCTACAATTTCCTTATCCATAGTTTAGCAGATCATTCGTTACTGAAAATGTCACTCTCCATCCGGATTTCTCTGAGTCGTACAAGCCTTGAATCTTCGAGAATCTCAGACCGTCGACGTCGAAATGACACACAAAAGTAGACATTAGACGGTTAATATACAAGTCCGTCCGTTCCAAAGTTAGCAGTTCCTGCACGTTGTCGGTCATATAGTGTGACGCATCCAGACATTGCAGGACCACATCGTACTTCCGGACAGCTGGAGGCAGCTTGTTCATCCCGCCTCCCGGTACATCGAACGTGAGGAACATGCCGTTTATGGCGTTTACCTGCTCGTTCAGATTCTCGTCCGACCCGAAATACAGGGGGAGCCCGATCTTCTCGGCTTCCTCGTTCATGAAGTTTACTATATCGCTGAATATCATGGCTTCTTGATTATTGCGTCATCATGACCGTTACCACATACACACGCACCGGGAGTATTACCCATTACCGCGTTGTCCTTCAAGACCACATCCTGTCCGCTTGCCAATTGCAGGGACAGAACTGCGTTATCATACAGGCGCACCCTTGTCTTTTGGATTGTGATGCCGGTGGAACTGTAAGGCTTCAAGATTCGTGGAGTAGGAACGTATTCTACTACAAACCTGCCCGCAGGTACATCTAGCAGAGTTACTATGTTGTCGTCCTTCTTTTTGAGTTCAAGACCTGTTAATGCCACATTGTCTTTAATCCCGGAGCCTAGTAATTTGGTTAAGGCGTCCCACGAAGAATAGCTGGCAGTATAAGTAACACTGTTGCCTAATGTGATAGTCCATGAATTACCAAAGTTAATCGGTCGTTTGAGGATGCACCATTTATTCGACTCGTCTTTCAATGAATCATAATCTATACCAACAGATCCCGATCCGGTGCTAATGCGAGATACTTGCCAGTCGTCTTGACTTAGCAAGATATCACTGGGGTCCTTCCGGTCTAGCTCGTTCGTGATATAACGGGCTTTCTTGAATTCCGTAACGTAGCGCACCTCTGCTGCCTGTATATCGGATTCGTCCATGTACCCATCGGATACGAGTCTTAATACGAGACCCAGGAACGATGCGTTCTCTGGAACCTTGTAGCTCTTCACCCAAGCAGACCTGCTTAAGAATTGTCCATTCCCGTCAAAGGCATTGCATTCTACGTAATACGCATCCTTACAGGTAACGGTGTCTCCCGGTCTTACCCTTATAGTGTCCACTAGTCTTACTCGGTGAGGAAGAACCTGTGTTCCTTTGGCTTCTTCCCATGTAGGGGCTTGCGCTCCTGTCGTGCCTCGTTCCCACAAGTTAACATCAAGGATTCTGTTCACATATGGTTGCCCGATCACCTCGACATCTCCGCGAACGTTGCATCCTTCACCTACGAATCCGTTTCCCGAAACAGTAGGGACGGAAGAATAGTCGTAAGAGCGGATATACAGGTTAAGGGCTGCGAAGTCTTTAGGCGTGATGGCGCTGTTATCTGACTTTCCGAAGGCTAGTACGAAATACGGGTAGTCGGGGGATACAGATGTAGGGTCCGTTTTGGCATCAGCCAATATAAAGTTCTCGTCCAGATAGCACGCCACGGCAATCTTAAAGCCACTAGGCATTGTCGGGAGATAGGCGCCTTCAGTGGAAAAAGGAACACGCGTCCTCACACGGTTGGAAAAGTCAGTCTTAGTATCTTCGTAATAATGACCTATAAGTGTATTGTTATACGCTCCCTGCTCGATAATAGACCCATCCAAAGGGGTGTCCTTCGCGTCCGGACCTAGATAAGTCCCATCAGCCGCGTTTTCCGGTCTGCTGACGAATCCGACAATTCTGTTGTTGAAAGATGCTGCATAAAGCCCCTGCCTGTGACTTGATACAAGTTTATTACCGATAAACGTCTTACCTAGATGTTCTTGTGCATATGAGAAGTCTATGTCCTCATAGACGTCACCGTTGAAGATATTGCTCGTGAACGCAGCCTTCGGGACGATACATCTGCGAAGCACCAGACTTCCCTTAGCTGTCAGTGATGTATTATAAGTGGTCTCGTCAACTCTTAGCAAAGGGCAATCGTAAGCCGAGATGAACCTGTCACGGGTAGCCATAGCCCTGTGGACCTCTCCAAGATGCTTAGTGTATTCAAGATGCCCCACATTACGGAATGTCCCAAATAGCTTATATTCGCTTATGTTTACCGATGAATACATAGTTGTATTGATCAACTCGCCAGCCAAGAATCGATGCTGCGTGGTAGCAAAGCCGTAGTTATCAGTAGGCATCACGAAATTAGAACCATCCATCACATAGGTTCCGGATGCTGATTCCGGACGAAAGTCCATTAACACAGAATCGTTAACATGACCGATTATCTTGGCACCGGAGGTTTCTAGTTGGGCGGGCGTAAGACCGCCTGCTTTTCCAAAAGTCAACCTGCACAGATTATAAACCGGGTGGTACAGTTTTGTAAGAGATGCCGTGGTATTAAACGCTTCTCCCGCGTATGCTGGTTTACCCGTTGCAGCATCAATATACGCCCAAAATACTCTGCAATTATACCCGGATGGCACGTATACATATGTGTCTGTCCCTACCCGTACATCTGCAATACCTCTACACGTGTCTGTCGGTGCGGGGGTAGCTACCATTTTCTCAAACAGGGTCCCTTTTAGCGCGTTTGTGTTGTAATTTCCTTGCCCAAACGGGAACGCCTTCGTATTGGATTCAGGACCACAAACCACGTCCATAGATATCCCGATGAATGAATCCTTGATAAATACATTGTTCTTGGTTTCTATTGCAAGCGACCTTACCCATATGTTACCCGGAATAAGCGTATTCCCGCTAAACTCCGTTACCCCATCCGTATGAACCGCCTCGGCACCGGGGGGGAACGTCCCTACATAGGCATTGTCCTTGATACGAATATCCCGTCTACCCGAGATGTTCCCACCTGCTAGCCAGCATTCGCCATCCTGTGACAGCTGCTTCTCGGACGCGACCTTGCCGCCTACCGAACCTCTAGGGATAAATCCACCGAGAGAGTAGATGTCTCTCTCGGCTACGATGTATCCTGCTGAATTAATACTGTACTTCTTTCCCATATCACCAAGTTGTTTTAGTTGGTGGTACATCTGCTACCGCTATCTGCGATACATCAGATATTACGCGTTTGCCTGTAATAGCCAAAGTACCTGTTGGCTGGTTATATCTACCTACTAACGTGACGTCTCCGTATACAAAAAGCATACCTTGTACCTGGGCATTATCTCTCAATTCGGCCACCCCATGTATCGTCAAAGCGTTGCTAGTATCCGATCTAAATACGGAGGAATTACCCCGCATAATCAGAAGGCCTGCATGAGTGTAAACAGGTGCGTCTATTACCGCATTGTCGTACATCTCTAAACGCATGCCTGCCCCCTCCACACTGCATACCTTTAACACTTGTGTGTTTCCGAACATCAATACTCTGCGCAAAGCCGGAGGATTCGCCACAACGGCGGGAATGTACTTCGCATTGTCAGCCATGTAAATGTAACCTTCTACCTTGCCGTTCTTCAGCTCCGCATTATCTCCGATATACCCGGTTCCCTTCAGCGGTGTATCCACGACCTGCGCGTTGCCTTCGATTCGGAAGTTACCGTTGATCTCTACGGCACCCTGGACAGTGGATTGAACCTTGCTAGCTCCTCCCAGCGTTCCTCCGAATACATTGCATCCGATGATGTTGAACACACCGTCCAGCACGCAGTCAGAGTATACGACAGAGTCGTAGGATGACTCCAATGCACCGTATCCCATATTCTCTACAGAGGCGTAATCCTGCACCAGCATCCCGAATACCTTGTCATCTGCGTTACGATACAGTCGGTACATCCCTTCTACCGTGGATGACACGAGCATCGTCTGCGCCTGCTTCGGCAAGGTCTTGCCAAGATGCTCGGAAGCCTTCGTAAAGTCGATGCCTTCGTAGACATTTCCACCCGGATTGCGATCGTAATAGAAGATACCTACAGGAACGTTGCATCCCCGGAATACGAGTTTACCGGATCTTATGAATTCACTAATATTGGGGATAGTCCCGCTGGATAATGCCAAAACCTTACAGTCGGCAACGTCCAATATTCCCCGAGATGATGCAGATGTATACCCGCCATTAAAAGTAGAGTCTATTGACACGAGTTCTGTGTCAATAATTTTACCAAGAATAGGCACGATAAATCCCGGTTTCGCTACGACAGATACGTTTGTCCGGTATAGCTCGCAATTCGTGAGGATCGTGGCTGCCTTGGTGGCAGAGTACGAGATGCGGATGTCCGCAGTATCTAGAATAGATTTCTGCCCGTTCGCATGTAGGATTTTCAACGCTGTTCCCGGAGTAGCCGCTCTGTCGTAAGTAACTGACAAAGTGACATCGTTCAAGTCCATCTTTGACAGGACCGATCCTTGAATCTTGAATCCGGCTGCTGTGATGTCTGCTGGCGTGATACCTCCACCTGCCTTCTTGCGGACGTTAAGGACGAATGCGGGGGCATCCGACAGATCGATCGTCACGTCCGGACCGCCAGTTCTCCATGCGGTAGTAGCCAGCGTTACGCCATCCTCGTCCAGCTTGTTGCACATGATCTCGTATTCTGCGTTAGGCAGGATAACCTTACCAGCACCTGCGCTCCACACCATCACTTTAGACCGCACCATATCCGATGCGTCGCGTGCTGCCGCCTCATATGGTACGCCAGCGTAACCTTCGTAGTAGCCCTGCTCGTACATCTCAGGAGTCTGAGTAACTTCGGCAGTGTTGTTTGACACGAACTGCATCATACCCATGATCCGGCTGTTGCCTCGGATGAGCACGCGGTTCATGCGGGCTGTGTTGGCGAACGCCTCGTTGCTGCCCATATCCACGATAGCCTCATCAATCACGTGGATACCTGGATACTCCAATGATCCGGAGAATATCCACGCGTTTCCCTTCTGTGCTAACGTCCTCTCATCGTAGACGTAGCCACCGAGATCACCGACGCATACGTGACGGTCCTGCACCGTGAAATCACGGAGAGACCGGATTCGCTTGCGTCCACCATCTTCAATAATTTCGTACTTTTTACATTCCATAATCGATTATTTAGCTTTAACTTTCATTCTCTCTACTTCGTCATGCCGTCTGCTGATAGCGAGAATGGCATCCGAGTAGTTTATCTTCTTGGCTTCCTCGAATGAGCACGACATCAGTTCTGCGGTCATCTGAACCATGCCCAGGATGTTCTTTGCTTCGGCTATCGGGCTGGTGTCCGCCTCGCCCCCGCCTCGGGGAAGCAGCGCAGCCTCCAGCTGGTCTGCACGATGAAACTCGGATTCAATAAACTTTGACAACTTGATCATATCGGCTACCGTTTCCGGAACGTATCCGCACCATCCCTTGATACGGTCGATCGCTGTCTCCGCCCTTCGGGCTTCGATCATCTGCCACAATTCCACATCCTCAAGTTGCGGGATGGCGCGGATGATCCGACCCTTCCGAGTTACTAGGTGCGAAGGTACGATTAATTTTGCAAAAGCATCCAACAACGCCCGCTCATCTTGCGACATAGCCATCACGGCATCGGGCTTTAGATTAGAGAGACTTAGCAGGGACATGATCCTCTGCTTGCGGCTGATCCTGCGTTTCGCGAATCCGTAGAAACGCTTGAAAGGTCTTGCGAACCGATAAGCTACATAGCTTCTGAAGTTTTTGAAATTACCCATTTTTCCTTTGATTTTTAGCACCCGGACGGTACTTGGTTATAAGATAGTCGACTGCGTAGCGAAGTGCGTCCATAGCGTGATTATTTGCGTCCTGCGGCTTCGTGGTGTCGTACATCCCTGTCATCCTGTCGAGAGTCCACGAGTACTGGTCGAACTCATCCTGCACGTTCCGTGATCCTGCGACTACATGCAACTTGAACTGCTTGACTTCGCTGATCCCCGCAACCACCGATCCTTTGCCCTTGATGCACGGGATGATCTTGCAGCCCAGCCGGGAAATCTCGGTGATGCTCTTCTGCTCTGCGGAATCCGCGATGGTGTACGTCTTGTGGAATCCCAGGTCATGGAGAACTTCCGAGATGTCCCAGTTGACCATGCCTGTCCGGTATTCGAGCTCCTCGATGTACAGGTCGGTTCCCTTGAAGCCGACACGCACGATGGCTGTGGGGTCTCCGGTGAATCCGAAGTCAAGACCCAGGCACTGTCCCGTAACATCGGCAGGGAACTCGGGGACCACGTCATAATCCGGATACACGAGTCCTTCGACTCCTCCGGTTTCTCCGAGACCGAAGATTCTCCACCAGTTCTCGTCAGCCCTGTTTCGCTCGATCTCCTCGATCTGCTCGGGGGTCAAGTACGGATTGTCCTTGTAGGTGCTCACGATCTCGACCATTCCCGGTCCTTTGAAGTAGTCGTGTGCCCAAAATTTCTTGACAGGATTGAAGTCGATGTAGAGCATTAGCCGGGTACGCACCGCCATCTGACGGAACACTTCAAACGGGACACGCTGCGCCTCGTTGACGAACAGGACATCACGTGCCGGACCGAAGACCTTCGAGGAATCCTCGCATCCGAAGAATTCGATCTGTGACCCGTTTTCCAGCGTATAGATCGAATCGGTCAGATTCATGCACTTGTCGTCCCACAAGCCTTCGTCCTGCAGCATGCGCTTGAAGTCCCGGAACATGCCCCGCTTGATGCCTGGCATCGTGTCCGTAACGCAGGAGATGAGGAGCGGTGTTTCCGATTCCCTAGCCATAATGTAGAGAAGCTGAAGCATCGACCACGTCTTGGAGGATCGTGTGCCGCCTCTGCTGGATACGCCACGGACGTTCGGGTCGACCGTGGCTTCTAGGAGTTTGTCGAATACGTAGGTTGTCTTCATTCCTTCGGATCATCTAGTTTATCATCACCGTGTTTTTCTCGCTTCTTAGCGACTTTCGCAAGGGCTTGCATACGTTTAGCCGTATCGTTGTTTAAAACTTCAACACGCAGCCCGCCAGATATCTTCTCGTTGTTGCTGGTGACATCGCTCAATGCCTTGAGTCCGCGTAGCTTCGAGATATAGTTAGGATCGTACAGTCCGACCGATGCGCCCTTGTCCATGTCATCTCTGATCCATTGCCGGATCACCCGGATCTCCTCAATGAATGCAAGGGATTCGTCATCGTGGTACTTCTCGTGCTGCGCCCGGAAGTCTCGTTCGCGGTAATTCAGATAGTCGCAGCTCGCACCGAGGAATTGGGTAAAGCCGAATTCCGTTACCAGCAGTTTCTTTCGTACAACGTAACTCTGTCCAGCCATGACACCGCTCCTTACGTAATCGACTGATTCGATAGGATGGTTGCGGCACCACAGCACGTAGTTGTCGAAGACCTCCCGAAGCTGCCCCGGTTCCGTGAAGAGCGGTGTGTGACCGAACCTCTCCTTGTAAAGGGTGTACAGTTCTTCTCCGTAAAAGGGATTGTATAGATTCGCTTGAGTACTGTTCATATAAAAGTGTTATTGATTCGCGAGGCAAAGGTAATCAATATCCCCAGCATCCCCAAATTATAGCCGTCGAAATGCCCTGGCAAATCACGACACCACAAATTGGTGAAAATTAAATCTAGGATTTCTAATTTCCAGCCGTGCATTGATAAATGCATTGATGCATAGATCATCGATGTGCTGTAACTAGTTGATTCTCAGCCCGATGCATTGATGATGCATTGATGCATTGATGTTTTCCTATATTTACCAACGAAAACCTTTTGAAGGAGTTAAAATGCATATACAATTATATACACTATTTAACAACATCAAAAGGATTCATATATTTAATAATACCTCATTTTATCTATGCATTAATGCAAATATCTATAAATGAGTAGGTTATCCTGCATAGATGCGAAAAATATTATCAATGCATATCAATGCAGCTTGCGCATCAGACTGATTTGCAGCAACTTACAGGCATACATGAAACTACGGATATACATTATACTTTACAAAAGCCCTATTTTCGGGCTATTTTAAGCTTATCTAATCTTAGAGTAAGCTTACGTTTAACATTTAGCAACTTCTGTTAGGTTTTCTTTTGTCACGAATTTTCGCAGGATTTTTGGTCCAAATTTATAAATTCGTTACGAATTGAGCAAATTTATAAATTCGTTACGAATTGAGCAAATTTATAAATTTGGACCAAATTTCCCAAATTTCTCCCCTACGGAGCTACCTTGTAGCGTTCGCAAATCGACTTCACGAACTGCTTTTTATTCAGCGAACTTCTCTCTCCTTCCACGAATTCCCAAGAGTTTCCCGTCCATCGGAAGAAGCTTACCGCACCGTTTACGTAATGCCGGAACTCGTATATGCGGTGTTCATCCACATCCCCGACCGTATCCGTTATATCCGATACGCGGATCAGACGTTTGGTGTGCGACTCCTTTGCCTGCAGTTTCTCCTCAAACCGGTTGGTTTCGAATCTCATGTCGCTGATCGCTGCATTGACCTTGGCGGTACGGGCGCAGCACCTGGTCAGCGGGCTTCTACGGTCAAACAGCCCGAACACGTACTGCACGAACTCCTCCCTTTTCTTCTCGAACAGGTCTGCCGGACCATAGTAGCTGACCTTACCCCGATGTAACCTGGATATGGGCTTCTTCCTGTGCATCCGCAGAAACTGGCATACAGCGAATACGTGAACGTTAAACATCTTCCCGATATGTCCTAGATTTACCTGCTTGCTCATATCTCTGTTAATATGGTTACTACTCCTACCATAAACGCTCCAAGGAAAATCCCCGCAAGGGCTGCGAGGATTGTTCCGATTATTATCTCACTTGGTTTCATCGCATTAACAAGGCTGTTGTTATTACACCTACTCCTATACCCAACAGGGCTACTATGATCATTACTTTGACCAAGCCGTTGGAGAGTTTCCCGTATTCCTTGACGGATTCCATACGTTTCTTTTCGGAAGCATTGTACGCGCTCTTGTAGAAATCTAAGTTCTCTCGGGCATTCCCTAAGGATTCTTTCATATATGTATTCTCTCTGACTAGCTCTTTCACCCGGTTGTTGTAGGCTTTCTCTGTGCTTACCAGATCCTCTTTCAGCCTCTTTATAAGATCCTCCTTTTTCTTGAGGTCATCACGGAGACCTTTAATCTGTTGATCCCGGTGTTTCTTGGCATGGCAGTCTCGACAGCCGCCTTCCGGCTTCCTTGATTCCGGCTTCTTTTCAGGTTCATCGTCTTCGAAGACACCCATAGCTCTCTCCATGCAGTCCTTACAGACCCTTACTTCGTTCTCCTTGCCGCTGTTAAAGCACACAACGTGGGCTACGTTCTTCCGGCACACGTCACACAATAATATGGTCTTAAACGTGCTATCCGGTTTGTTTACTTGATATTCCATGACTTTTTCTTTCTCTTGATTGGTTTTACTTTAGATAATATCTCGGCAGCCAGCAACCGGGCTTCAAGCGGTGACAGGATGATCTTCTGCATTGTCACGCCATTCTCCATACGGGCGATCACGTAATCTCCGGTGTCTCCCTTTTCCATGAGTTTCACACCGAAACGGTCTCTCTTGCCTATCGCCTCGCGCATCCTGCGCTGCGCCTCTTCCATACGTTCGAACTGCTGCATCCTATACTGACGATTGCCGTATCCCCGCTCTTCTTCCAGCCCGGTGATATAGGCATCATCAAGTTCTGCCAGCCTGGCGTTATACTCAGCCTCGGTCAGCCATCCTTTAACTCTGTGGTGCTCTAGAGTAGCTCTAGCAGCACCGTATTCTGTGTCAGAAATAGTTACAGCCATGTGCCCACCAGCCAATATAAGTCAAGTGCCTTAAGTGTAATTACTCTCAGTGTTCCTCCGACAGCCGCGCCAGCCACGGTCAGCCAGAAGTCTATCCAATCCCATTTGCCGCCCCATTGGCGATCCTTGAACTCCATACCCGCAGCCGTCCCGCAGGTGAACACGAATCCCGCTAAATATGATACGACGATAGCATAAAGTAAGTGCTTGTAGCGGTTCGACTTTCCGAACCATTCGATAATCTTTTTAATCATTGTTTTCATTTCTCTATGGCTTTTAGCATTTTCTTCAATTCTCCCTTACTCACAGCTATCCGGTCAGCACCTACGGTATCTGTAATCTCCCAGCCTCCGAATGCCGTGCCTACCCAGATGGCAAAGTTCTCCGTTGAGTTGTTCAAGGCTACCTGTTCGTTCCGGCTTGCCTCGTAATCTACCATCGACCGGAGAAGAGCTGCTGCCTTCTCCTTGTCGCCCAGCTCCACGTTCATCCTAAGGAACCTGTTGTCTTTGGTCTGCCCGCTGATCTTGTATTGATCTCCGGTCTTTACCAGCTTGCATGTTCCCATGCGGAACGATGCGATTGTTTCCGGTTTCCCGGCAGTTGTGATCTGTGACATTGCGTTCGCTGTGAACGCCAAAACTAGAACTAATAATGTAATAAACTTTTTCATAATCTTATATTTTTAGTTTTACTACTTGTTTAACTTTGATGATGCAAATAT